AGGAAATGACCAATGGCAAGATATCTGATCACCGAGAAGGCCGGGCGCTTCGTGGCCGGCCACCGCAACACCGGGGTCGGCACGGTGCTTGATCTGCTGCCGCTCGCTGCGGAGTACGAGCTGAGACTGGGCACGCTGGTCCCGGCCGATCTGCCGCCGCTGCAGGTCGAGGCCTTGGAGACTGAGACAGCCCCAGGGCCCGAGCCAGCTGCCGAGGCGTCAGAAGCGCCAGCGAATGACCTCGTCAGCGCCCCACCGGCGACACCGCAGCTGGAAGAAGACGGCGGGGCAGCGGGACCGCCGAGCACCGTGGTCAAGCGCAAACGCCGCAGATAATTCGCAATGGGGCAGGCCATGACCGTCAATCTCCGTGATCCGTCGTTGGGGCTCGATGCCTCCACCGGCGGAATCCTGACCGGCTGGGAGCATGTGATCCAGTCGCTCCGGGACATTTTCGACACCCGCTTCGGCTCGCGCATCATGCGCGAGTGGTACGGCTCTTTCGTCCCCAACCTGTTGGGCCGCCTCATCACGCCCGACGAGGTGGTGCCATATTTCGCGGCGATTACCTCGGCCATCGAGCAGTGGGAGCCGCGCTTCCGGGCGACGCGCATCGAGGCCGTCAAGGTGACGCGCGACGGGCAGCTTCATGTGTTTCTCGAGGGCGAGTACCGGCCGCGCGCTGTCTATGGCGACTTTACCGCTGCTGGCGCACGGCGGCTCGACGCCTACGCCAATCCGGACGGCCTGCTGATCGAGGAGAGGCTGTCGCAATGAGCCGCTTCACAGCCATCAATCTCTCGGGGCTTGCTCCGCCCGACATCATCGAGACGCTGGACTATGAGGCCATCGTCACCGCGATGCGGAACGACCTCGTGGAACGCTTTCCGCTCATCGCGGGCGTGATCGACCTCGAGAGCGAGCCCGCACGCAAGCTGATTGAGGCCTTCGCTTACCGGGAACTCCGGCTCCGGGCGCGCATCAACGATGCGGCACGGGCCGTGCTGCTCGCCTCTTCATATGGTACGAACCTCGATCATCTCGGTGCGCTGTTCGCCACGGCGCGGCAGGAGGGCGAGAGCGACGCACGGTTCCGCCGCCGGATACAGCTGGCGCCCGAGGCCTTCTCGGTCGCCGGACCCGAGGGAGCCTACCAGTACCATGCGCTGACGGTGGCGCCGTGGGCACGGGATGTCTCGGCGGTGGCGCGTCGCCCCGGCGTTGTGCGGGTCACCGTGCTGAAAGAGGGGGCCGACTCCGCGCCGACCCTCACTGAGCGCGAGGCCATCCGCCTGCACCTCAAGGATGAGGCAGTTCGCCCGCTGACCGATGTGGTTGAGGTCGTTGCGCCAATCATCCGGAGAACCCGGATCGTTGCCCGGCTGACCCTCTATCCCGGGCCGGACGGAGAGGTGGTGCGCCAGCGGGCGCTCGCCGCCGCCACGTCATGGGTCGAGAAGAACCGCATGCTGGGCATGAACCTCCGGCGCTCGGCGCTCTTCGCCGCGCTCCATCAGGAGGGCGTCCATTCGGTCGAACTTATCTCTCCGGCGGCAGACCTCGTGCTCGATGTGACCGAGGTCTATGCCATCGACGGGGTCGAGGTGACGATCAGCTCAACCAGAGACGAGTGACGCGATGATCCGGCAAACGCTCCTGCCGCCAAACCGGACTCAGTTCGAGGAGGCCTTCGACTTGACGGGAGCGCGGATCGACGATCTTCCGCTCCCTATCCCGAAGCTGGTCCGGCCTTACGAAATCCCATCAAGCCACCTCGCCTGGCTGGCGTGGGGCCTGTCGGTTGACCTGTGGGAGAAGGAATGGTCGCAACAGAAGCACCGGGTGCTCGCCGCCCGCTCGCTGCCGATGCACGCCCGCAAGGGCACGCAGGCATCGATCGCGGAGCATATCCGCATCATGGGAGCGGAGCCGCGCCGCTTCATCGTCCCGCCCGCGAAGACTTATCTGATGGAGGGCTTCACCGAGGAGGAGCGGCAGGCGTTCCTTGCCCACTTCCCGCAGCTGCGGGTCTATCCCTTTGTCTCGCGTGGGACCTATCCCTTTGCGCATTTCACGTCGGCGGCATTCGGCAGAGCGAAGGCGTTTCTGGACACCTGCTGCATAAAGGACGTCGGGGCGTGGTCGAGATATATCCGCACGGCAAAGCTCTGGGACCGTGGCGAGGAGACGGCCCTTACCGTGCGGGCCGTGACACCAGAAGGCGTCGGGCGGTTCTACGCCGCCGCGTTCGACGAGGTGGTTCTCGGCCCAAAGCCGACGGCGGCGCTTCACTGTGATGCACCGCCGAAGGTGCGGTCGTTCCTGATCGACGACTTCGGCGTGGCGCAGCGGCTGATCCGCATCCCGCGCGATGCCTCTTACTCATTCCGGCTGGGCCGCGAGACCTACACGACGGTCTATCCGAATGCCGGCCTGATCGACGTCCGTCCGCAAGCGGTCGCCGAGGAACACGAGGGCCCGCCCGGAGCGCTCTACGCGACGCAGCGGCAATTCATCCTCGGCAAGCATCTGCCGCCCACGATCTCGTGGCGGTTCCTGTACGAGCGCTGGCACATTCACGATCCCGGCCGGGTGCCGGATGTCCGTGTCCGCTCAACCCACCTCGGCTTCACCCGGCTCGGCATGCCGCCATACCATGCCGAGGTCAGGACGAGGATCAAGGGCAAGAAGGCTCCGCGCACCGCTGGGCAGTTCGTCAACGGCTACCTGATGACGGGCAACCACAAGCCGATTTCGGATGTGCGTGAGGCGGTGCGCGTCTCGAAATCGCTTCGGGACAGGATCCTGCTCGACACCAGGACCTGGCGTTTCCCGCGCGCAGGCGACCGACTCAGGGTTGGGGCGGTTCGGATCGGAACATTCATCGAGGCATAGACATGGAAAGCGCAGTCATTTTCCGCGACCGGCAGGAATTGCAGTCCGCCGATCTTAACAACATGCAGGATTTCGCCCGTGCGTCCATCGATCACGTAGTGAAGGATGCCATCGACGGCGGCAAGGCCTACAGCGGCTTCACCGCGTCGAAGACCGCCGCCACGGAGATCACCCTGTCGCCCGGCCGGTACTATGCCGGAGGCCAGGTCTACGTCCGTGAAGAGAACATCGTCATCGACGTGTTCAACTCCCTGCCGCTTGTGACGAAGAAGCGGATCGCCATCGTGGCCTTCGGCCAGGCCATCGACACCGACGTGCAGCCCCGCGACTTCCTGATCGACGCGCAGATCGGCACCACCGAGCCACAGGCTGTCGCCATGGAGAACCTGCGCCGCGCCGAGCTGTCGGCGGTGGCGGGGACCGAGAGCCCGGACCCGGCTTATCCTCCGACCGATGCCAATGTGGTGGTGATCTGCTACGCCATGCTGGACACCTCCGGCATCGTCTCGATCGAGCAGTGGACCCCGACCCAGCTTCCGAACCTGAGGCTTGTGGCGAACCGGGTCACCGCCCTTGAGGTCTGGCGCGGCCAGATCAGCGGCCAGGTCGATACACTCCGCACCGACCTTTCGGCGCTGGCCGACCGGCTGGGAGCCTACGCGCTCAAGAGCGAGACGGTGGAACTCACCGAGCAGCTGGAGGATCTCCGCCGCAAGGTCTATGAGCCCGGCGCCTACATCTACTACGGGACCAACCACTTCCTGACGGATGAGGGCACGAACTTCGACCACGTCAACTTCGACGCGGTGGTCGCCGAGGGCATCCGCTTCCCCGAGGCAGGCTCGGCCACCTCGGTGCTGGCGCTGCTCAACCCGAACAATACTTTCGTGACGGTCAACAGCGGATTTGTCCTGCCGAAATACAGCCACGGCCTTCGTATGAACCTCGCCGGCTACGCGAGCGAGCTGCGCATGGCGCAGTACACTTTCGAGACCGCCGAGGTCAGGCAGCTGTTCCGGTCGCGCGAGCGCCGCCGCTATGGCGCCACCAAGGAGGTGTGCAGCAACTCGTCCTGGTGGCGGCAAGGCATCTACGACCAGACCGCCAACACCTTCACCCGCAACGGCGAGACCTGGGAGATCATCAACGGCATCCCCGACCGCATGCCGAATGGTCAGGTGATCCCGAACGGCAATGTCCACTGGATTCGCCTCCGTCAGTACTGGATCGACGTCTACCTTGAGCCGTACTGGGACCGGGTCACCACGACCACGACACTCAACGGGCAGCAGGTGGCGCAGACCTTCCTCAATTCGCAGGATGGCTGGTTGTCGCAGGTCGGGCTGTATTTCAGCAGGAAGGCATCCTCGGGCGATGTCAACGTGCTGGTCTGCGAGACGGCTTTCGGCATGCCGGACCTCACCCGGGTCATTTCGCGGACTGTACTGCCTGTGGCCGATATCAAGGTCGGTGCAGCCGGGGATAACGCTGCGCTGCCCGCGCTTATCGAGTCCACCGTTCCCATCACCCCAACCTATCTGGTGGCCGGCCGCCGCTACGCCATCGTGCTGGTCACCACGGGCGACCACTATGTGGCCTTGACCAACACCGACAACGGAGTCGTACAGGGTACATTTTTCGTCTCGACCGATGGCGCCTTCTTTGCCGGCAATCTGGTCGATGACCTGAAGATGCGGCTCTACTTCGCCAGGTTCGAGCGGGCTCGTCTGTCCATCGAACTTACGGCCCTGCAGCTGGCCGGCGGTATCCTCGACCTCGACATCCTGAACGAGGGCATCACGCCACCCGCCTGCCGCACCGACTTCGAGGTGCAGATCGCCGGGGCGTGGATCCCGCTGGACGGTGTGCCGAACGGCCCGAACCTTTCTGGTCTTCCGGCTATCCTACCGCTGCGCGCCACGCTGACCGGCACGACTGACCTGATGCCGGGCTTTGGGCTGACGAACTCGCAGGCCATCGTGAGCCGCCCCAAGACGGCCTTCACCTGGGTGGGAGAGACCCGCACGCTCGGTTCGGCGACCACGAGCGTCAAGATCATCACCGATCTGCAGGCGTTCGACGAGGTGAAGCACGACTGCACGGTTACCCTGCTGACGGGCGCCGACCTTTCAGGCACGGAGACAGCAGACGTTGTCGAGGACGTGGTGCTTGCAAACGGGACAGTCCGGCGTACTTCGGTGTTCAACGTGACCTCGGTCAGCACCTACGCGGTGAAGATCGTGGGTGCGGCGGTCAGCGCCGCTGAGCAGTTCCTCGTCGCCGAGATGATCGAGTTCGCGCAGTCGTAATCGCCAGCACCGAGGAGAGAACGTGATGGCCAAAGTGCCCACGCACTACAGGATTACCGTCAAGAGGCCGCTTGAGGTCATGAACGCCCGGTTCCGGCCGGGCGCTCGATATACCATCAAGGCCGCCGTTCACGATGCCATCAGGGAACAGGCAGCGGACGCGATTGCCACCGCCGAGCCGATGCTTATGGAGTAAGACGCGATGCTGAGGTTCGAGGACCTTCGTGTCCGGGACAGCCAGGCGCTTGACCGGGACTTCTTCAACCGGCGCTTCCGGCTGATTGCCGAGACATTCTGGCAACTTGGCCAGGAGGTAGCCTCGGTCACCGGCGACACCGACCGCCTCGTGGCACTCGGCCTGACCCGGGTCAACGAGGTGCTCGGACCTCTTCTCTCGAAGGTTCAGGCCGTATCCGAGAACGGGTTCCTGGTCGCCACGTCGGAAACATCTCTCACGGTCACGACCGGACTGCAGTCCACGCTTGCCATCACCGATCCGGCGCAGCGCGATCTCTTCTCGCCGACGCCTTATGTGCTGCTCACTCGGGAGGCGGACGGCACGCAGGACGATTATGCCGTGCTGCGCGTCGAAGATTTCAACCGGACCAATGGCGGGCTTGTCTTCGAGGTCATCCTCGTCAATGGCAGCATCGGGGATGCCGCGCACGATGATTGGGTGATCTCGGCCACGGCGGGCATCAGCGTGGCGGTGCTCGAGGCCGCGACAGCGGTCCAGGAGACGCTGGCGCTGGCGCAACAGGCCGCCGAGGAGGCGGCAGAGGCGGCTGCGACGGCGGAAGCCGTTCTCGCAAGCGGTCCCGTTTCGTCGGTCAACGGCAGGACGGGCGCGGTCGTGCTCGGCATGTCGGACATCGCCGGGCTCGTCTCCACACTCGCCGTAAAGGCGGATGGCAGCCACGGCCATACGATCTCGCAGATCTCAAACCTGCAGACGACGCTCAATGCCATAAGCGATGGTGGCAGCTACTGAGTCCCCGTAAGCAAGGTGAGGAATGAACATGACGCAGTCGCTCATCGCGCAGCTGTCGCAGAAGATGTCCATCACCGCT